TGTCACCACTCAATAAAGCAGCGTGAATGTATGGTAATGCTAATTCACCTGCGTATGTACCGTTAATAGTAATAGCCATTTTTTTATTTTTTTGAATTAATTAATTGATATGCGCGTGAACGTGCATCCATTGCTCTGAATGGTGTAGGCTCTACGCTTGATTTTGATTGTGCAACTGGAGTTGTCTTTTTTACCGACTCTGTAGCAGGTGCTTTAGACATCTTTTCGATGGTTGCAGATAGGGTTTGCTTTTCAGCGTTCAACGCGTTAATCTTGGCTTCAAAACCTTCGATTAATTTGTTGATAGTTGTTTCGAACTCTTCGCGAGAAACTCCATCAAAGGATGATTGCTCAACCTCTTCGATTTCGATTTCTACTTTGGGTTCTTCTTCCATAGGCTTGTCTTTTACTTCCGTGATTTTGCCTTCTACTACAACCAACAACTTACCTTCGGCGGTTTCGTGTTCTCCATCAGGTGCAGGGGTTGGGTTACCTTCCGCATCCATAACGAACAATTCAGAACCTACGCCAAATTCAGCATCGGGTGAGTAAACTTCAGTACCATCGGCAAGTACAGCCATAGCCATTTGCTTTTGTTCTACCGCTTCCTCAACTGCAGATAGGTTGATGCCAAATGACTTCAACTTTTCAGCGTACTTGGAAACGATATCGTTTACTTTACTCATAATTGTTAATAAATGATTTTGTATTAAGACGCAAAATTTCATTTTTGTTTTTACTTTTGAATATCAATCAGTCCTTGATTTGTGTTTTTAGTTTTGTTTGTTGTGTTTTAGTTCAACGAAGAAACCCCCTAAACGTAGGGGGTTCTTTGTTTGTCGGGTAAACATACACCTGCACGCGGTGTAATGAGAATACACCCCTAGTGTGCATCGTTGATAGGCAAGGGGTGTGTATTACATTCCGTTCAACTCTCCCTCGAGTTGCTTCATTATCTTTTCAATCTCTTGTTCTGCCAAGTATTCTTCGCTCATTTCGGTAAAGAATCCCTCTAATGAAAAGCCTTTAACATTGCCTTGTTTGATGTCACCCCACACCTCGTCATTATCTACCTTCATACCAATGCACCAAGTACCATCCGGAAAGGAGAAACCAAAGTTCATTGACTTATCGTGTGCGCCTTCTTTGATCCACGATTCAACAACCACACAACCTGCTACAGGGATTTGATGTTCTAAGTTTGAATTGTGGTGCATATTTCTTTTAAGGTATTCTTGCGCTATCTTGTTTATCGTTTCCTTTGAGTATTTACAATAGTAGGCTTCGCCCATTCCATTAACTCTGTAAATCAGTTGGTCGGGAATCATCACCGCACCGTACAACATTTTACGCTCACCATCTTCGATAGCGGCTTGTTTTACGTGTTGTTTTGACAACGCTACAAAGTCAACTTCGATAGCAGGATTTTCTACAAGTGAACTACTAATGAGATTGCGTTAACTCCTAAATATCCACTATCATCAATAGTATATTCAATAACTTTTACTTCTTCCATTTTTATTTTATTATTCGTGATTGGTCTTTTATTTTTTGTTCCGCTTCTTGTGCAGTACTTACGTTAGTCGCAAGTACATAAGTTTGAATTGGTTGTGCTTTATTACTACCTTGATTAAGGAAAGATAAATCGACAGCAGGGGCAGGAGTAGCACCGCCACCAACTCCGCCACCTCCTGCGCTTGGCTTGGGAACGTTACCGCCACCTCCGTTAAATTGTTGCGCTCTAATTGATGCGATTCGTGCAATACCAGCCGCAGCCGCTATACCTGCTTGGATAAATGGATAAGCAGGAAAGGCAGTTGTTATTGGTGAAGCGGAAGCCGTTGTAAATGCGTTTTGAGTACCCTCAATAGTTGAGATTGTGGCTTGGGCAATACCCAAAGTTTTAGCAATTTGAAATCCTTTCTTTGCATCCACTATACCACTATCCACCAACGCGCTATTCAAGTCCATAAGACCGCCAACTGCATCAGCAGCAATTCTATATCTTGCATCTTGAAAAGCCTTTTCACCTTCAAACATTGCTTGCCTTTTTTCCTCATCTACTTTTAACTCCATAGCCGCACGGCTTTTCGCTAAATCTTCAGCAACTTTATTAAGGTCTAACCCTGTTTGTCTTGCAACTTCTAACTTTTGACTTTCACGTGATGTAACCTCTTCAACTTCGAACTTTGTTTTATCACGTTCAGTTTTTATTTCCTTTTGCTTTTGCTCAACTTTCTTTTCATGGATGTCGGTTTCTTTTTTGTTGAGTTCCAAGATTTGAACTTCGTACTCCGCAATTTTACCCTTAAGTTCGTCAATGTTTTTAGTTTGATCCGCTACTTGTTCATCACTTGCCACCAATCCAAAAGCCTGTCCAAGTTTCTCAATTCCTAATTGTTGCAAATAAGTGAATCCACCGCCAATCATTGTCTTACCAATTCTTTGTTGTGATTCATTGTAGGACTTTTGCAGTTCCTCTAATTGCTTTTGTTGTGCCTTTAATTCAGTAACTGAAGCCTTTAAAGTTTCTTGCGTTCTTTGCTTACGTAGTTTGATTATATCTTCTTCAGCCGCACCCAATGCCCTCAACTTCCTTTCCTCTAAATCAAAAGCCTTCAATGATTTCTCACTGGCTGACGTTGCTTCGTGTGTTGCCG